CCGTGAACTGTGCCGTCGGCTCGTAGCCCAGGTCCCTGCAGAACTGCAGGCACTGGTACGCGTCCGCGGCACAGAAGTAGATCTCCGGCTTCACAGCATTCCCCCCGAATCCAGCATCACGTCCGTGCCCACGTGGATCGTCTCGGCAGCGGAGCGCCCGCGCAGGAAGAGCGCGACGTGGCGACCCATGCCGTTGCCGCCCAGCGGCGGCTGGTCCACGATGTAACCACCGCCCCAGTGCGACACGTCCCACAGCCCGCTGCCCCAGATACCCGAGGCCGGCAACGCGAACGGCGGCGACCCTGGCGGGACCGTCAGGTCGAAATCGTACCGCACCTGGACGTTGTACATGGGCGTCGCCGCGCCGATGAACTGCGGCCGGACGAACTGGACGCGCTTGAAGTGCGCCGGCGTACCGTATCCCTGGAAGCTGGTCAGGCATTCCCAGTCGACGGGGTTCGCCGTCGCGCCCGCGTCCGCCAGCAGCACGTTGTCGACGTGCCCCTCATGCGAGAACACGCGCAGGTCACTGGTGCCCAGGTACAGCCTGGAGTCCCAGACGTCGGCGCACTGCATCGGGATGTTCAGGAACGTCGTCCAGGCCTGGGTCGAGGTGTTGTACACGAACTGGAGGTACGGCTTGCCGATCTCCTTCGGCGCCAGGAGGAAGATGAGTTGCTCGGTCGGGAAGACCGAGATCTGCCACTGGTTGAAGGTCCGCGTACGCTTGATGACCTCGGTCAGGCGCGGGTTGATCTTGAATGACATCGGCGCCTTGATGTCGGCGGCCGGCAATCCGGCGATGATCTTGGACGTCTGCAGCAGGCCATTGACGGACAGCAGCAGGAGCTCGCTGCCCATCGAGTTGCCCTGGCGTCGCCCCTTGCACACGTCGCCGATATACCACCAGCCGATCAGCTGGAACGTCGACACGGTGTCCGGATCCGTGCCTTTGTAGACAACGAGGTCGCCTGCGCTCGAAATGCCGGCCAGGTAGTCGTCCACGCCTTCGCCGCCGTCGAGTGTCCAGTTCCACAGGCTGCGCAGCTGGCCGCCGTACTTGAACTTGTTCGAGAAGATGAACTCGGTCAGCGCGCCTGAGATCGTGCCGACGGCCAGGTACCAGGCCGAGCCCGAGTTGCGCGGGATGAACCACACGCGCTTCTTCCACACCGTGACGAAGGCGAGCGTGTCCACGGTCGGCCCGCCGCTGACCGTGCCTGCGGCCCAGGTGTCGGTCGAGGCCGTGTAGACGAAGTACCCGTTCTCCTCATCGCACACCAGGAGGAACTGCCCAGCAGCGGTATTGAAGTGGTGCCAGGAGCAGAACCCGGCCTGGCCGCCTTTGGCAGCGAAGTTCTGTTTCTTGACCGGCACCGCACCCGCGACCGTCGCGTCATAGATGCCGTCGTTCGAGACCACGAACAGCTTGCTCGTGATCGAGTCCGCCTGGCTCGTGAACGGGATGATGGTCCGCACGCCCTGGTCGCCAGCCGGAACGGGCTGGCACCATTCGCGGTACCCGAAACGGACGTGCACGCCGAAGTTCGACGGCACCATGTTCACCAGGAACATCGCGTCGTTGGGCGGAATCGACAGCACGTCCTGGATCGCGTTGATGCCACCCTGTGCAGGCGGCATGAACACGGCCTTGGTATTCTGCTGCTGCGCGCGACGCTTGCGCCCCGCGAGCTCGGCGAATTTACGTCCTGCCTGCAACATCAGCTGCCAAACCCTGATTCAGGTACATTCACGCAGCCGTCCAGGAACCGGTTACGGTACCCGACCGGATGCACCAGGGACAGGATCGGCGCCGACTTGTCCTTGCCGATCCACGAGTCCAGCGTCGTGATGTACTCGTCCTCCAGCTTGGTCGTGTCGAAGCCCTTGGCTTGCATGAACGCGAGCTTCAGCTTCTTCAAGAACAGGATCGGCTCGTAAAGCGGAATGTCGGCCGACGACGACACGTTGTCCTTGTACACCGGTGCGCTCGGCGGCGACCCGCCGTCCTGGACCCAGTTGCGGCTGATGTACTTGTACGCGATCGGGATGCCTTCGGCGGGCGGCTGCGGCCACAGCATCAGCTTGCCACGCTCGATATTGAACCAGGCATAGATCGTGACGTCGAACAACGACGTCGCCTGGAGGTAGCTCCACCACTGCGCCGATGCAGGACCGAGCAACGGGTACGCCGTCCCTGGCGCGCCCTGTTGCCATCCGGTCTGGTCGATCATGCGCGAGAAGTCGTCGGGCAGGTCGTAGTTGCCGGTATCACCTGGGGCCGTGGTGAAGTTCTTATCCCGCACCATCTGTTGCCAGTCGTGCACCTGCAGCAGGTCGTCGCCGCACTCGTTGGCCAGCATCCTGAGCTGCACGAACGCGGGATCGGCCGATGCGAACGGGTCCGTCGCCGCGACCAGGCCCACGGCCACCGCCGCGCGGTTGATGAGCTCGCCTGCGGTCTGGAATCTGGGCATTGGTCACTCCCATGCAAGCTGCAAAGCGGCGGTCAGTCCGACGCCCTGGCTGTAATTCGGCGCAGGATTCACGCCGCTCGCTTGCGCTACGCGGCCATCCGAGAGGAATGGCACGCCGTTGCACCAGTTCGTCGGCGTGCCGGTACCGCACGCGACCTTCCCTGCCGCGGTGAACGGCAGACCATTCTGGTATGAGACGATGGGCGCAACGGTATCCACCGCCAACTTGTTCGCCGCGGTGAACGGCAAGCCGCGGAACCAGTACGTCGGCGGATTCGCCGAGTTGATCGGCAGCTTGCTGTTGGCGTTCATCATCCCCTGGAAGATCGCGCACATCGGGTTACTTCCTCTTGCGTTCGAGTTCCTCGATCCGGGCCGCCTGGTCCTTGAGCGCCTGCTTCAGCGTCTCGATGTCGTTGTCGCGTTGCGCGAGCTCGGCCTGCATCTTGTTGACGACCGACGCATCCTGCATCGCCTTCACGAAGTCGCTGGCCTTCTGCTTCCACTGCGAACCCATCGGCACCTTGTGGATGTAGGTGTCCGCCAGGGTCGCGAGCTGCTCGACCGTGAAGATGTTGATGAAGCGGAGTTCCTCGGCCAGGGGTGCGGGGATCTGCGGCCACAGGCTGAGCGGCGTGCCTTCGTGCGCGGGCTGGGCCTGCTGCGCGCGGAACCGCTCGTACTGCCGGGCAAAGCGCATGCAGTCATCCGTCGGGATGATGCCGGTGCGCTGGACCGGCCGCTCGACCGTGTTGTGCCGGTCGCCTGGCACCATGATCTTGATCCACTCCTCGTCCTTGAAGCACTTGCGCCCTTCCGTGCGCGTACGCTCCTGGTCCTCGACCACCTTGGTGTAGAACATCACGCCCAGGCGGTCGTCACCGAACGTCAGGTTATTGGCGTTGAACGCCTGTTCTTCGATCGAAACTTCCTGCATAAGTCACCTGTCTAGGGGATTGTGAAATAGCCATAGTCCATCAGGCAGCGGAAACCCGCAGCCGAGCCCGTCAGGTTGATGTACCCGACGACCATCGGCTTGATGACCGTTGCCGGCAGCGTAGTCAGGAATGCGTTGATCGCGGTCTCGAGTGCCGCAGGTGTCGCTGCCTCGAACACCTTCACGCGACGTTCAAACGTATACGCCACGCCAGACGGTGTGACTGGCGCGGCGCGTACGAACTCCGGGGAATTGAAGCCCGGCATCCGTTACTCCTACGGGATCGGCTCTTCTTCCTCGGGCTCTTCCTCCGCGTCGGCCGGCGCAGGCAATGCGGCACCCAGGCCGAACACGCTCTGCCCGGCGACCAGCGCGAGGCCCGAGTAGTTACTCCAGTCGGTCTCGACCACAGCGGCATTCGCCACCGCGCCCACGGCCGTCACGGTCTTCATCGGCTTGCCCGTGTACGCAGGACCTGCGCCCTGGTCACGCGTCGATGTGTTGCCCGCCGCCGCGATGCCGTAGCCCGCGGTGTAAGGCGCAGACGTACCGTTGGCAAGCGACTTGCCACCACCGACGTACATGTACGTCGAGTCCGTCGTCGCGCTGGCGTCGGTCTTGGCACGCCCTGGCGAGTAGTCGTCCGTGAAGCTGGCGTCCTTGATCGACTGCGGCGCGGTCAGCCCGATAATGGGCGGCGAGCCGAAGCCGATGCCGGTCGCAAGCGCGCCGGTCGAGATGTTGACCGGATCATTGACTTTGATCGGGATGCGCGTCGTGGCGTTCCAGCCCGGCGGCGAGCCCGTGGTGTAGTCGATCTTGGCGGCGTCGAACGGCGAGTTCTTCGGTCCGCTCATCGCATCGAACGTGACGAGCAGGCCCGCAGACGGGTTGCCCGTGGCGTTGACGCCCGTCGGGGTCGAGGTCTCGCCTGGAAGTGCAGCAGGCATGCGATTCTCCTCTCGGGAAAACGGCGGGGCTCACAACCCCGCCGAACCCCAGACATGGATCAGCTGTAAAACAGACGGCCCTGGAACTGGCGACCCGAGCAAGTCAGGTTGCCGGCCCACGCCAGGATCTGCACCTCGGCGTCCTGGTTGATCGCATAACGCTTGTTGGGCGCCAGCGGCACCATGTTCCGCGCCGAATGCGGGCGATAGAACAGGTACTCGGTGTTCAGGAAGAACGCCGTATTGGCCGGGCAGAAGCCGCCGATGCCACCGTCCAGCACCACGTCGGCATCCATGTACTTGATCGTCGGGAAGCCCAGCTTCGCGGTCTCGGTGCCCGTGAAGCGCTGCTGCGCCTGCAGCGACGCCAGGTACACGCCCCACACACCGCCGTCGACCACGATCAGATCCGGGCGATCCTTGCCGCGTACGAGCTGCGCCCACATCGTGTTGAAGTGGCCCTGGATCAGCGTCGGCAGCATGGTGGCCGCCGCCGTGCCAGGCGTCAGGAACTTGTTGCGCCAGAACGTCCACGTCGAGGACGGGTCGATCGCGCCGTAGGTGCCCAGGCCCGTGGTCGTCACGGCCTTGTTGAGACCCTCGAGCTGCTTGCCGCCGGACGCGGTGCCGTCCGAGTACAGGCCGCCGGAGATCAGGTTCGCCATGGTGGACTCGGCCACCGTGACGCGACCCTCGAGCAGGTCGATCATCTGCTCCTTGCCGGAGTTCTTGAGCATGTCCAGGCCGCTGATCGTGACCGGGCACGCAGCCTGCTTGAACTCGTATTCGGCGGCCGAGATGACGTCCTGTGCCGCGACGGGCAGCAGGTCGTAGCCGCTGTACCAGGAGGCGTTCGCGTTTTCGGCGAAGCTCAGTTCCTGGAAGATCTTGGAACCGCCGCTGACCGTCTTGATGCGGCCCTTGGTCTCGAGCTGCGCGAGCAGCGCGTTGTTCTTGGTGACGTTGTCGGCGATCTTCTTGGTGCGCGACTCGATGGTCGTCGCAATGATGTCTGAAACGTTAGGGAATGCCATGTTGGCGAACCTCTCTCGATGACGATGCAATCACGCGGCATTGCTGCCGCAACCTCGCCGTTTCCCGTGGGACGCTGGTGCGTCTCGGCCTGTCGCCCGGCGTGGGGCTGTCATCGAGAGAGTGGACGCTGGGCGTTCTTACCTCTCGCCGACCTGCTCGATCGCAGCCTCGATGGCCGAGCGAACGGTGTCTGGCGGTGCGGTAGTGGACACCCCTGAGGGCGTTCCCCGCACGCTCGAGGCCGCGAGCCTGGCACGCTGGGTGGACTGTCGAGCAGTTCCCGCCTGCTGGGCCGCGACCCTGGCTGCCAGCACCTTGCTGACTTCAGGATGCATCGCGCAGGCCCGATCATACGCCTGTTGCAGGGACAAGTCAATGCCCCGGTTCGCGGCCATCTCCATGATGTCGGCCATGTCCAGGCGCACGTCGTCGAAGAAATCCTTGTCCGCCCCGAACTGCTCGACCTCCCCGGTCGCCTGGGCCTGGAGCGTCTGGACGCGCTGCTGCTTTGCCTGGTTCAGCTCACCCAGGAGCTGGTCGACGCGCGGATCCTGGAATTGCGGCACCTGACCTCCGCCCTGCGGCAACGGCATGTTGTCCAGCACCGCGGCCAGGGCCATGACGTCGACCCCATAGGCGCGGATGATCCTGGCAGCGGTCTGCGCCTTCTCAGCCGGCGAACCGAACCTGAGCTGGCTGGCGGTCTGGAACAGGTTGTGCGCCGCCGTGAGCGTGTCCACGCCCTCGGCCTGGAGCGCAGGGGCGTACCGGGTCGTCAGCTCGTTGACGTGCCCGGCCAGTTCCCTGGCCTGCGCCGATTCCTGGGCGACGCGCATGGTCTCACGCTCGCGGCGGTAGACCTCTTCCCGTACATTGGGCGGCAGCTGGGTCCAGGCCTCCCTGGCGCCGGGCTTCCAGGACTGCGGCGCGCGGACGAACGGGTCCGCGACCGGCTTCTGCTCGGCATCTTCGCCGTTCGGCTTACGGTCGACCACGGCGTCCGCTGCAGCGTCCGCCGGCTTCGGCCGTGCAAACCTGCCGGCCGGTGTCCGGCCGTCGCCACGGTCTTCGTGGTCGACCGGCGCGGTGCGCTCAGTAGGCGATTCGACCGGCTCGGGTGCGGCAGTCTCCGGGGTCTCGGCCGCGTCGAATGCGCTTTCCAGAGTAGATCGGAGGTCGTCGGTATCGGGGGGCATGTCTGGTTCCTCTAGAGTTCCTGCTGCTGTTGTTCTTTCCGCAGCTCCGCCAGCAACGCGGCCGTGAGTGCCCCGCCGCCGGCGATCTGGTAGAGCTTCTGGCCGCGCAGCACCTCGGCCAGGAGTTCTGGGGTGAATCGAATCCGCTGCGCCGTGGCCGGCTTGTCGGCGTTCAGCGACTGCATCGGCGACTGCTCGATCCTGGCACCGAACTTCTTCAGGTACGGCGCCCACTCCTTCGGCAGTCGCTCATCGTAGTTCTTCATCACGGCGAGCTGCTTGTACGGGTCGTCCTCGCCCTGCCAGGCATCTTCGAGGCGCTGCACCATGTCCAGGTCCTGCTCGTCCATGGTTTGCTGCTGCACGAAATCATCCGGGTCGAGCATGTCGTCCGTATCCCAGTTCTCGATGCGCGGCATCATCCGCCCGGTCGGGAAGTACAGGTCCGTTGCGCCGCGTTCGGCTGCTTCACGCAACGCGGTCTTGAGGCCACGCAGCCGCCAGGACTTCGCGCCTGCGCGCGGCGGCAGACGGGGATCGCCCAGGAACGGTCGCCCGCCGCCGCCCGCCTG